ACGAAGAACGTCGAGCGAGGATGTCACAAAGGATAAAATCTGTGGGATTAGATGCGCGTTTCGTCCCGGGTGTGACGACAGAAGACCCCCGGGTAAGCCAACAACCCATCACCTCATTTGAAAAACGAAATTGGGCCATCTTTTTCCAACACGTCGATTGTATGCGCGATTTTGCTGAAAACACGACATTTGACTACTGTATCATTTGCGAAGATGATGTTGTTTTGTCGAGAACCCTCGGGCAACAAATCCCCCAAATAATCGACCTTTATGACAAATCCGGATTGGACATCTTATTACTCAGTTATTTATGGCCTCATCATGTGGCCGAAAACCATTATTTTCCTGTTTTGAATTCAACACCCGATTGGAAAATCCAAGGATACCCTGATGACCTTTGGGGGGCTCATATGTATTTTATGTCAAAAGCCCACGCGAAAACACTCGTAGAAAGATACACTCCGGAATATGCTCTGGCAGAAAAAGAAGCTGGACGCTTCTTTTGTACAGATTGGCAGTTCACAAAATTTGGAAAAAGGGGATTATTAGTTCCTATGGTTGGATTGGAAGAAGGGGAAGTAAAAACGGACCATCAGGGCCAAATCGATTTCCATCGGGCCGTTTTTCAGTTTCATTATCGAGAGGATAAATTTATATAAAGATATAATAACATCGTATATATATATATATATGTTACGATACTATTTGCTGATTCCTTTTTTCGTTCGATTACGTAACAGACCTTTTTTTGACCTATCAAATATAAAACCGAAAATGGAAAATATAACTCAATTGGATACCGACTGGGAAGAAATGATAAAAAAATTTGGGTTATTACCCGATTGAAGAATAACTATTGAATATATATATATATATATATATATGACTGATTCGAATTTTGTAATAATATGGATTTTGATTATCGTTATCTTGACTTCATTGATTAGGTATTATTTTCGAATACAATACATCAAAGATACATCCAAAAATGAAACCGAACAAAACAATCGAATCAATCGATATTTAGAACGTCGTTCATTTTTCGGGTTTGTAAGTATTGTAACTGTTTTTTTTATTATTTACTATTATAAAAAATAATTGTCATAAAGAGGTGTAATATCACTTCTTTATGACATACTCTAGACCGTCGGAAAAAATTCCCAATCTAATTCCATACAAACTTTCTTCCATATCATATCTTGCTCTAATTGTTTCTCACGGTCTTTCATCATCGGAATATATGGCAAATACTGTGTTTGGTCCAAAAGAACACATAATTGATAAAGTGTATATGTATAATTGAAAAAATTCCTGCGATTCGGGGGACAATGAAGCGCCCATGGTTGCTGAATTTCTATAAAAAGAATACAAAGTGTTTCGTGTAATTCTTCACTCATAATAGGCGGTTTTACTCCAAAAATAGAATTGATAAATTGGATATGCTCGAAATATTTATTCAATCCTAATTTTCTTAAGATTTCGCGCATTTTTTCATATGTGATTTCATTATAATTTTTAATACGCTCCTTTTTGATTCGGTCTTTGATTGCCTGTAAGACTTCTTCTGGAATCTGGGTTGTTTCCTTTGCTTGAAATTGCGAGAGAATTTCTTTGAAATGATTCCGGCGAATATAAGCAGTATAAGATACTTCATTCGGCGGTTCTTTATTTGCCGGTTTTGCTGAATCCACAATATAACTAATAAATTTACCACAAGCGGAATTATTACAAATAAGAATTCCTTCTTCATCTTGTGGTATCATTTCTCCTATTTTACAACTCTCACAACAATCCGTTGTTACTATATAATCATTTATGTTTACATAATCATTTGTGACATTACGCCAATAAGACTGATATGTTTTTCTAGATTGATTGTATTTAGATGAATTTGGGTCTGAAATGGTTGGGTCATCCGATTTAATTTTAAAAAAAGAATGGACGGCATTCGAATTTGTTTTGGAAGGTCCTCCTGATGAAATCTCTTTTTTTTGTTCAAAATAATCGAAAATATATTTCGAGTTCTCCAGATAATAAGTTTTCTCATCTTCTTTTAATTCCCGAATTTTTTTTTTGTTTTTTAAAATAGCGTCTTTTGTTTCCATATATTCATCAATATTTTTTTTGCCCTTTTTTAATTTACTTTTTAAAATTTCGATTTCTTCCTGTAGTTTAGGAAGAATTTCTTCGCGATTTTTTGAGAACTGAGCTACCATTTCGCTATGTTTTTCATCTAGCGTTTTTATATTTTTCATTCTTATATACTATTTCATTCGAATATATCTATATGAATTTTTTATAAATACGTCAAAATAGGTTCTTTAAAACCCACCAATAAAATATATGCAAATCACCGACGAAATACAAGTTCCTAAGAAAAAATTTCAAAAACTAGTGTTTTTGACAAACGCAATTGAAAAAGGTTGGACTGTCAAAAAGAAGAATGATACTTATGTTTTTAAGAAAAAACACGAGAACAAGAAATCCGTTTTCAACGATGAATATTTGGAAAAATTTATCGCTTCCAATTTAGACACGAATCTCCTTTTATCATCATAACGGCGATGTGTCTTCTTCTGTTATCTCGAATCCACCTCCTTCCAATAATTTGAATGTAAACTCTTTCTCTTTCTCTATCTTCTCATCTGTTTTTCTGTTTTTTATTTTTATCACTTCTCTTGGGTCAATATCGTTGAATTGAACTTTTGTATTCAAATAAGCCGAAAAGAACACGTGTTTATCTGTGTTGATAATCACGAGAACATTACTTAGCTTAGATATCATAAAGAGAATATTGGTTACGAAATTTAGAAGGGTTTGGTTTCCTATACTATTCATATAAATAAGCCGCCAACTATAAATCGTGTTTATGACAAAAATAGAAATGACAATATAACTGGCATATTGGTAGTGTTCGTCCACTTGATATAACTGGTGCTTCTTATATTCTTCGAAGTTTTCTATTCGTTGTCCTATAGAAGCATTATCTGTTGAAATCGTTGGATTCACTTCTAAGAGTTTTATCAGTTTCTCTTCACGTCTTATTTCGGTTGCGTATAATAGGATGAACGCAGCCACCGTTAAATAATTGAGCGCAAATCCTGTTTTGTAGTCCGTTCTTCCTAGGTTTTCTTCTAATGTACACGTATTCGTGCCACATGCTTGGGGTATAAAAAGAAGGAGGAGAGAGGAAACCATTACACGATATAGTTCTAAAGAAACGCTCACGACCATATTCGTTTTCTGTTGGAAATCCTGGTTTTTTAGTGTATTGTATACCATTTGATAGAAGGTTTGGGGAATATATGTAACGCGGTCCATTATTATCATATACTGATATTCTTCTTTTTGACATTTTTTTGAATTCCCTTTTTTCGGGGGTCTTTTTCGGGGTCTTTTTGTGAAAAACGCATATAAAATCGATTGACTTTTCTGGGATTTATTTATCAGCATATACGGATGCCTAAGTGTCCCTGCGGAGTGACTGCCTGTTTTGGTCAAAAAGGAAAATTTGCTTCTTGTTGTGTCCGATGTAAGACGGACGATATGATAAATGTTGTCGATGCTTTATGCTTGGACTGTAATAGTAGAGCAACCTTTAACTTACCGGGTAAAACTGGAGGTGTCTATTGCGGTTCTCATAGAAAAGATGGGATGGTCAACGTCAAATGTAAAAGATGTGATTTTGTAAATGATAACGGATTACCGTGTTATATCACTCCAATATATAATGTTGAGGGAGAACAAAAAGGGAAATTTTGTATAGTTCATAAAGAAGAAAATATGGTAAATGTTACTGGGAAAAGATGCGAGATGGACGGATGTCGAATTATTGCACAATACAATTTGGATGGAGAACAACGGGGGAAATTTTGTTCTCAACATAAAACTGATGGGATGGTTGATATCAAACATCGTCGATGCGAAGCGGAAGGTTGTTCAAATCAACCATCTTATAAGTTTGAAACAGATAGTAGTTGCCGATTTTGTGCTACTCATAAATTAGAAGGAATGACAAATGGAAAACATTCGTTTTGTGTTGTCGAAGGATGTAAAACGATTGCTGGATACAATATAAAAGGTTCAAAGACACCATTATATTGTAGTATTCATAAAAAAGATGGTATGGTTGATTTGAAACATTCGTTATGTATTGAGGACGGTTGTGATAAACGACCGATTTATAATTATAAAGGTATAAAAATTGGATTATATTGTGTTAGTCATAAAAAAGAAGGAATGATAGATATAATTTCTCCTCGTTGTAAATCCGATTGGTGTGATAATTATGCTAGTAAAAATTATGACAAATATTGTATATCCTGTTTTATAAATTTATTCCCTGACAAACCTACTACATTTAACTATAAAACAAAAGAAAAGGCGGTCGTTGATTTTGTCATGTCTCATTTTGGAATTTTTACTTGGATATCTGATAAAAGACTAAGTGATGGATGTTCTCGACGTCGTCCTGATTTATTATTAGATATGGGTTCTCACGTATTGATTGTAGAAGTGGATGAGAACCAACATACTGATTATGACTGTTCTTGTGAAAATAAACGTTTAATGGAGATTTCAAGAGATATCGGGCATAGACCGTTGATATTTATTCGCTTCAATCCAGACGCATATATAGATAATAAAGACACAAAAATAAAGACTTGTTGGATAATAAATAAAAATTGTGGGGTCTTGTATGTTCCAAAAAATAAACTTGTCGAATGGAATAGTCGATTGGATGTTTTACGCCAACAAATTCAATATTGGATTGAGAACATACCTGAAAAAACAGTTGAAATCGTCCAGCTATTTTATGATGGAATGGTTCCTACATAATTGGTTGTAAAATATAATTAAAAATAATTTTTATTATTTTTATGTAAGTATTTTTTAATTTGGGGACTTTTTCCCAGAAATTATTTTCTTTAGCGATTATATATAAATTTTTGATGGGAGGTGCTCTGATGCAATTAGTCGCTTACGGCGCACAAGACGTGTTCCTTACTGGAACTCCTGAAATTACTTTCTGGAAGGTGTCTTACAGACGCCATACCAACTTCGCTATGGAGTCTATCGAGCAGACTTTCTCCGGACAGGCCGATTTCGGCAGACGTGTTACCTGCACAATCTCCAGAAATGGTGATCTTGCTTACCGCACATACCTTCAGGTGACACTTCCTGAAATCAACCAGTCGATGGCTGGCTCTGCTGCTGGCAGCGCTGTCTATGCTCGTTGGCTCGATTTCGTTGGTGAGCAATTGATTTCCCAGGTGGAGGTCGAGATTGGAGGTCAACGTATTGACCGCCAATATGGTGACTGGATGCACATCTGGAACCAGGTCACAATGACCCAGGAGCAACAACGTGGATATTTCAAGCTCATCGGAAACACCACCCAGCTCACATACATGACTGACCCTACCTTTGCTCCTATTGCTGGTCCTTGCGCTGCCACAGGTGCTCCTACCCAGGTTTGCGCTCCTCGCAACGCCCTTCCTGAGACAACACTCTACATTCCTCTCCAGTTCTGGTTCAACAGAAACCCTGGTCTTGCTCTCCCTTTGATTGCTCTTCAATACCACGAAGTCAAGATTAACCTTGATATCCGTCCTATTGGCGAGTGTCTCTGGGCTGTCAATACCCTCTCTGCTACCAGCGGAACCCAGTCTGTCACGACTGCTTACCAACAGTCGCTTGTTGCTGCTTCTCTCTATGTTGATTACATCTTCCTCGACACAGATGAGCGCCGCAAGATGGCCCAGAACCCTCACGAGTATTTGATTGAGCAGGTTCAGTTCACAGGTGATGAATCTGTCGGTTCATCCAGCAACAAGATTAAGCTCAACTTCAACCACCCGGTGAAGGAGCTTATCTGGGTTGTCCAACCTGATGCCAACGTTGACTATTGCTCTTCTTTGGATGCTTCTCAACTCCTTTTCAAGGTGCTCGGAGCTCAGCCTTTCAACTACACCGACTCCATCGATGCTCTCCCCAACGCTCTCCACGCATTCGGCGGACCTTCTGAGCTCTCTGGTTCTGGTGCCTTTGTCACCTCTCAGGGTCTTTTCCAGATGGCTGGTGCTGTTGATGTTCCTGGCCTCACCTCGCAAAGCGAGTGGAACAAGCTCTCCGTCCAAACCCCATTCCAGCCTACTGATGGCTCTGCTACTGTCACAGGTTCAGGTCTTTCTGATGCCGGAACATTCGTTCTTGGTGAGACTGCCCTCGACATGCACTGCTGGGGTGAGAACCCTGTCGTTACTGCTAAGCTCCAGCTTAACGGCCAGGACCGCTTCTCTGAGCGCGAAGGTTCTTACTTCGACGTTGTCCAGCCTTTCCAGCACCACACCCGTGCTCCGGATACTGGTATCAACGTTTACTCGTTTGCTTTGAGACCTGAAGAGCATCAACCATCAGGATCTTGCAACTTCTCCAGAATTGACAACGCTGTTCTCCAGCTTGTCCTTTCTTCCCCGACTGTTTCGGGAACTGCCACCGCCAAGGTGCGCGTGTACGCTGTGAATTACAATGTTCTCCGCGTGATGAGCGGCATGGCAGGCGTTGCATATTCCAATTAAATATTTTGTTACCATTTATGGTCTCATTTCATCATATATTTATATAAATATATGATGATAGTTTTTGCTCGCTCTTAAAGGCGAGCAAAAATATAACACACACTCATTATTGATAAATTGTTTGCTTTACTTTAAAGTAAAGCAAACACGAATAAAAATATAACACCCACTATTGATAAAATGTTTGCTCCACAATAAGGCGGAGCAAAAATGAATAAAAATATAACACACACACTATTGATAAATTGTTTGCTCCACAATAAGGTGGAGCAAAAATGAATAAAAATATAACACACACACTATTGATAAATTGTTTGCTCCACAATAAGGTGGAGCAAAAATGTTTGCTTTTATTTTTATAAAAAAAAGCAAAACAATATAAAGACGTAATTGTATAATATGTATAACCAATGTCCAAGATTGATATTGTCGCGCTTATTGAAAGCAATCCGCTTACGAAGTTATCTTCGTCATATAATAATAAATTATTGATAAAAATAAAAGATAGTTTTACTGAAAATCAACAACAAATGTTTATTACATCATTTTATTGTTGGTTAAATTATCACCCATTAAATGATTTTATTATTGATTTAGATAATATTTGGCAATGGATTGGGTTTAGTCAAAAAGACGCATCAAAACGTTTATTAGAAAAAAATTTCATATTAGATAAAGATTATAAATCATTTCATAAAAAAGAAGAACAAAAAGGGCGAGGCGGTAGTAATAAAGAAACGATTATGTTAAATATCAAAACATTCAAACTCTTTTGTTTGAAATCAGGAACAAAAAAAGCTCACGAAATTCACGAATATTTTATTAAACTAGAAGAAATGTTACAAGATGTTATTCACGAAGAAAGTCAAGAATTAAAATTACAATTAGAACAAATTAAACAAACTCAAGAAATCGACCGTAAAAAATTCATATTATTAGAACGCGAAAAATTATTATTACGAGAGTTTTCTACAGAGATTTCATTAGTCTATATCATAAAGGTAAAATCATTTGAAAACGGACAATATATAGTAAAAATAGGTGAGAGCCGGAATGGAATACAAAAAAGATATGCCGACCATAAAAAAAATTATGGAGAAATAGTTTTATTGGATTGTTTCAAAGTGTCAAAAAGTCATAAGTTTGAAAAATTTTTACATTATCATCAATCAATTCGCCCTAACCGAGTAAATGACCTAGAAGGCCACGAGAAAGAGGTTGAATTATTTTTAATCGGGAAAGACTTGTCATATGATATGCTTCTTAAAATTATTAATGACAATATCAATTCATATAAAGACGAAAATGAACGAATTATTGAAAAATTAATGAATAAAATGACAACAGACACTACACCGACCACACCAACTGATACAACAGTCGAAATAAAATCAGATATTCTACAAAAAATATTAGATAATCAAATCGAAATGTCCAAACAAATTCAGTCCCTCGAAAAAACCAACAAAGAAATTCTTGAAAAACTAACACAAACCCAATCTAAACCAGCTACAAAATTAAATGTTTTACCAAATACGGTTAGTCATAAACTCCAACAAATCAATCCAGAAACAATGACCATCATCAAAGTATATGACACAGTTGCTCAATGTCTAATAGAACACAACTATAGAATGAAACGTCCATCTATTGAGAAAGCCATAAAAGAAAACCGAATTTACAACGGATTTCTATGGGCATATGTCGACAAAGAAAAAGACCCCAATATTATCCACCATCCAATCCAAATAAATCCATCAAGACCCCAAAATAATGGTTATATTGCCAAAGTAAATAAAGACCAAACAGAAATTATTGCTGTCTATCTTGATAGAAAAACAGCTTCTTTACAAAATGGATATAAATCATCATCCGCTCTTGATAATCCTGTCAAAAACAAAACATTAGCCAACGACTATTATTATATCCTTTATGACAAATGTGAAAAACATCTTATTCAACAATTTGTAGAAAAAAATGGGGAACCTATTTTATACAAATATGGTGTAGGATATTTTGATTTTAATCGAAGTCTCGAACAAGAATTCGTTTGTAAATATGATTGTATCAAACAAATGAAAATAAGTGATAAAACTCTGGCAAAGGTGTTGGATAAAGATGTATTATACAATAACCATTATTTTATGACACTTCCTGAAAAATTGGTTATATAACTTTTATGAAACCCATTTAAATAATTCATCTTTGTCATACATAAGTATATGTCTGTTATTTCACATGTAACTACTCAAAAACAACTTATTTTAAACAACCTAATGGATTTTTACAGGGGTTCTTCAAATCTTCAAAAGATGATGGAGGTCATTAATGGTGAATCAAAAATATCTCTAAGAATCGTCGATTGGTTTGTCACAAATTATGCCAAAAAATATTTCACCGTTTATGAAATCCCCAAAAACAATTCTCCTGAAATGTCAAGATTCAAAGTTTTTCACGAATACAAACTCAAATTAAAAGCTTATTCCAAGAAA